TGGGGTGTTCAAGAGGCTTTATTTAGTTCTGATAAGGCTACCCTTGATAACATGAAGGTATCGCGTAAGTTGATGTATGAAGATAGGATCATCCCGGATGTGAATGATTTTCTTGAATTTATCAACGAGATATTTGCTGGTTATGGAATTGAATATCGTGCTGACTGGAGTAAGATACCGGCCTTACAGGAAGACAAAGAAAAGCTCGCTAAAGTTTGGGGTATTGCAATAGATAAACATGCTGCAACTAATAATGAATTCAGGGTAAATGTACTCGGATTGGATCCTATTGAGTCACCAGAATTGGATGAGGAAGGATTAATCGATAGAGCTACATTTATTCCACCTGTCCCGACACTTGATGATGAAAACCAAAGAAATAATCGTAATGCCTAAATTCTGGTCTAACATAGAACGCAAAAGACGAAAGTATATTAACACATACTATCGTAAATTCAGAAAAGAGCTGAACGATTTGGTTATCCCTGTCATGGAGTTTTTTAAATACTCGAATGACTATGATAATTTGATTGCTTCAATTCCTGCGCTTGTTAAAACAGATAAGGTAAATGCTTTGCTTGTTGAAATGTACGGTACCGTAGGAAGGGATTTTGCCAGTAATATAAAAGACTCTATCAACAGAAAGCGATTGAAAGAAGGTATCGCAACAAAGGATTTAGATGAGGATTTATGGGATGAATTCATGCAGGAATGGGCTATGCGCGAAGCGGGGATTAAGATAGTTTCTATTAATAATTACACTAAGGATGAGTTCATTCGATTAATACGCGAGCAAATAACTTACGGTCATGAATACGGCCTTGGGCGCGATCAGATTGCAGACAGAATCTATAAGCAATTACCTAAAGAATGGAATTTATCTACTTACTGGAAAGCGCAACGTATAGCTCAAACTGAAGTAATAGGGGCTAGTAATAGGGCTTCTTTTGAGGCAGCGTCCAGAACCGGATATAACATGACAAAAACATGGCTTACTGCGCCTCTTGGCCTTGCTAAAAATGAGCGTCATGCCTTACCTGGTGCTATCATGCAGGAAACAGTACAGATGCACGAGAAGTTTAAAGTTGACGGTGGTAATGGATACGAAGATATGGATTGCCCGGGCGATGCTAACGCAAGCCCTGAGAATGTAATTAATTGTCGATGTACGATAACTTATGAAATTATATAGTTATGGACCAGATACGCAAATATGGTTATGAAGTAAAAGATATAGACTCCAACCAAGGGATAGTGACATTATATGCCAATGCTTTTAATGTACTCGATAGTGATAATGATTTATCCTTAGAAGGTAGTTTTAAGAAAACAATCAAGGACAATTTCTCTCGCGTGAAGTGGTTTCTCAACCATGATCGGACACAGTTACTCGGTGTACCTCTCGAAGCCAGAGAAGATAAATTTGGGCTTCTGGTACGTGGTCAACTTAACCTAAAAAAGGATATTGCAAAAGATATTCTCGAAGATTATATACTCTATAATCAGAATGGGAAAACTCTTGAACACTCGATAGGTGTAAGTGCTGTTAAATACGAGATATTAGAAAATGATGCCGTTCCGCTTGAGTATCGTAAGAGAGGTATTAAATGGATGCGTCAGGTGTCGGAATGGAAATGGTGGGAATATTCAACTTTAACAAGTTGGGGAGCAAACGAAAATACTCCGCTTGTATCAATTAAAGACCTTCAGAATATTGACTCAACAATTGACTGGTTAGAGAAAATGCTTGAAGGTAATTACACTGATACACGAATAAAACAAATTCAACAATTAATAGAAGGATTCAAGTCACTCAAAAATGAGCCGAGCCATCAAGAGGAAATCACTCACGGAGAGCCGATTGACATAAATAAATTACTTGATAATTATTCACTTTTTAAAACAAATTAACGATGGCAGAAGAATTGAAATTCGATCAGGCGAAGTTCGATGAGCAGATGAAGGCCGTTCAAAGCAGGCATGATGGACTTGAAAAAGCCATTAAAGATGCTAAGGATGCCAGTGCTGCTGAATTGAAATCCCTGAAAGATACGCTTGATAACTTGAAGTCAGAATTGAATTCAATGGAACCTAAAGCTGTCGATGGTTCTGTCCTATCGATCCAGAAGATGCAAAAGCAAAATAATGATCTGGAAAAGAGGATTAAAGAACTTGAAACACATAAAGGAATCAAACCGGAAACATTGCAGGATAAAATTATTACGCTCGTTAAGAGTGCTGATTTTGTCAATGCAATTAAAACCGGTCAGCAAAGCACTTTCATTCTTGAGAAAGCTGCAAACGATCTCTTAACATCTGACTGGACAGCAGATACCGGAACGGTAGGACTTCCTCAGATGAATATCCCTGGAGTAACAAAGTGGCCGTGGAAAGCATTCCCTGTGTATAATTCTGTTGTTAAAAGAGCAGTAGGGTACGATCACGAAATACGCTATACTGAGGAATTGACCCGTAGTGATGCTGCTGCACGCAAAGCAGAAGGTTCTCAGTATGCTCAGTCAGGAGCAACCTGGATAGCACGTAAACTCGGATTCGAGGATGTTGGACATTACATTAAGTCTACTCGTGAGGATCTCGAAGATGCCGAATATGTACGCGATGAGATCAACGATCTGTTGTATAATGGTCTGCTGCGCGCATTGGAGTATAAACTTGTCAATGGTTCTGGATCGAGTGATATTTCCGGGTTGTATGGTGCCTATGCAAAACCATTTGCAAAGACCGTAGGACTTGCTGGAGTTTCCGGCGCAGACATCGATGATGTACTCGCTGCTGCTAAATTGCAGGTAAGAAAAGGGTACAACTACGATGCAGCTAATGATGCAAACAAAACAGGTTACATGGCTAATCTGGCTTTGATTGGACCTGCTACCATGGCAAATGTATCCATGCTGAAGGATGACATCGGAAGGAAACTTTACGATATCAACTCATGGAGACCTGCCGGTATGAGTGTTCTCGAAAGTGAAGATTTGACAGAGGATGGTACTAACCAATACTTCTTGGTTGGAGACTTCTCCAAGGCAACTCTTTACATGAAGAGAAATATCATCATTGAAACCGGCCTCGATGGTAATGATTTTACCTATGGTATGATCACCCTCCGGGCTTCTGTACGCTGCAATCTTTTGGTTAAATCCAAAGAGACGTATGCCTTTGTTAAGGGAGATTTTGCAACTGCACCTCAATTAATTGCATAATATGAAAAAGTTATTTGTATTTGCGGTATTAATTGCTTTCGTTATGGGAGCATCCGCGCAGAGGGTAACTACTTCGTATTATAAATATACAGGTACAGTAGCCGATACGGCTAATGGTGCTACGGCAAAGGGAGTGACATTTAACATTTCCGGCCCTTTATCGGAATGTGTTTATCTACCTACTGTTGAAGCAGTTCTTGATGAATATAATGGATCGGCAACAGCATATTGTCTCTTATGGGGATCGAATGATAATTCAAAGTTCTATCTTGTCGATACACTCACTACAACTCCATCAAGTGGTATTGAAGGACTTACTGCTGATGGTAGCGTAATTTACCAGGATCTCAGCACAGGATTAACTTATAAATATCTGAAAGCTGAGTTAAAATTGAGTACGACCGGTCGATGGAATTTTGATTATATATATTTAATCCTTGTTCCTAAACCATAAATAACGGGGAGCCTTCGGGCTTCCCTTAATTAAAACGATATGAAAGTACAATTTGTAAAAGGTCATAAACAAGGGGCTATCGAAGAAAAGAACGATGCCTATGCAAAGGCACTTATCAAAATAGGGCTCGCAAAAGAGTATAAAAAGAAAGAAGAAAAAGCCGCCTTTGAGACAAAAGAAGAAAAAACCGAAACTGAAACCAAGAAAGCCGGAAGGCCAAAGAGAAAGTAAATGGAAACCGTTGTCAAAACTGCTGTAACCGAGGCAAATGAACCTTTGCTTGCCCTTGTCAGGGAGAGCGGGGCTAAGTATATCAATCAATTTATCACTTATCCTACTTCCGGGGGTAACTCGGATGAATTGGCTATGATTAATAAGATGTGCATTTCTGTGAGGGAACTTTGTCAAAAAGAGTTGAATATTTCTCTTGCACAGCAGACGCTTGTAACGTCATGGTATTTAGAAGAGGTAAAGCGTAAGAAGTTCTTACTTGATATTCCTTACGGGCCTATTTCTTCGATTACATCTTTTGTGATTAGTTATTCTGACGGATCAACAGATACGACATTAACATCCGGTACGGATTATTATCTCGAAGGAAATCAATACAAACGCGCTAATGTCCCTAAGATATTAAGTGTTGGTTCCGGTGCGGTATCATGCTATAAAGTGGAATATGTTGCTGGATTTGGAGCTGCGGGATGTGAGACAATACCGGAAATCTTAAAACAGATCATGGCAAAACAAGTTGTTCAATGGTATGCCAAAAGAGATGATTATACAAGTGTTCTTAGTCGGGAAACGAGAAACGCATTACAGCAATTTACGAAGAAACTCTGGATATGATAACACTGCCTAAAAGCGAACTTGATAAACTAGAACGAGAGTTTAGTAAATTCTCTAAAGAGAAGATCGCTGCTATCAATAAAGAAGTGGACAGGACGGCGTATGCTATAGAAACAAGGTCAAAAAATTGGTGTCCTGTTAATACAGGAAGGCTGAGAAGTTCTTTGCATACAGTAACATTAAAAGGTGTCTCTTCATTTCCGAGTGTTGTTGAGGGAGTAAAGGCAGATGCTTTACCCTTTACAGCCGTAGCAGGGCAGTCTTATGTTGGGACAACAGTTCATTACGCTGAAGATGTTGAGGAGTCTTATGTAAAAACACAAAACGGGAGACAGCCGTTTTTCAGTCCTGCTGTTGAAATTGAAGAAAAGAAATTCATTGCTAATATTCAAAATATACTAAACGATTGAAAGACCTTACTACTAACATATTATCTGCTTTTACTACTGCACTGACTGGTATAACTTATAATTCTGAGACTATACAAGTATTTAGTTCATTGCCGGCAGTACATATAAAAAAATACATCCTCCTTGGGGATATCAGATTATCGGATGCTCTAAGCCAAGATCAGAACATTTCTAATTGCCAAATGGATATTGAAATAGTTACGCGAAATTATTACGGCCAGGCAAATAGAACGGAAATAAACGCTATAGGTAATTCGGTGTTATCGGCGATAATTAAAAAACGTCTGACAATAACGAGCTGTTCAATGACAGTAACGCCTTTTCTCATAGCAAGCACAACGGTTCAACAAAATGAAGGTAATGAGATTGTTCTCACTAAAAATATAACCATACAATTTAATGTAGAGGAAACATGAAAAAGATAACATTTATTATATCGGCACTTAATGAAGGTAAGCATGTTATTGATACTTTGAAATCATTATTTGCATCAGGGAATCATGAATTATTTGACGTGATAGTCATTGATGATGGATCTGAAAAGTGGGAACCCATACCAAAAAAGTATCCTGTTGTTCTGATTACTCATGAGCAGAGAAAAGGAGTACAAGCCTCAAGAGATGAGGGGGTATCCATAGCACAAACTCCCTATGTGTGTGTATTAAATGCACGTATGCGCTTTATTCCTGGATGGATTGAAAAGTCTATTGAATATCTCGATCGTGAATCTAAAACGTTATTCTGTACTACGAGCGTTGTACTTTGGGATAAGTCAATTAAAGAAGTCGAAGATGAAATTAAGAAGCTGAAGTCATTACCAAAAGTTGATGAAGCAGAAATTAAAGCATGGGAAGATTATAAAGAAAAGATAAAAGATTTAGGTCCAGTCGATGAAATTGATGATAAAAAAGAACGTAAATACGGAGCTAAAATTCTTGAGTCTTATAAATATCCAAATTATGATCTTATTCTTGCTGCAAATTGGCAAGCTGAACAATCCGGCAATAGTTATGAAATTCCATGTGTGCTCGGCGCATGTTATATGACATCTAAGGCTTGGTGGCAATATATTCGTGGATTAGAGGGATTATATTCTTATGGTTCAGACGAAGAACTGTTAAGTCTTAAAACATGGGCCTTTGGCGGTAAAGTGAAAATAATTAAGGAAATAGAAACAGGCAATTTATATAGGGAGATCAAGAGTTATTGTGATCCTGTTGAGGATCTTATGTGGAACAAGATGTTTATTGCTTTTACGCTTCTTAATTGGCACAGGGCTATTAATATATTGTCTCTTTTCAATCAATCCGCACAGTATGAAAAGCATTACACTATAATAATGAAACGATTAATTATTCAGATGCCGTATATTATTGCCAAACGTAATGAATATGAAAAATTAAAAATACACGACATTGAGAATTTAGTAACTAAAATGGAGGATAAATAAAATGAAATCACAAGGAATCAATTTGGGTTTATTTGGCTTTTTTGATATTTTCAAAAATCTCATAAAAGCATTATTTCAATTTGCTGTTAATGATGGCTCAGACGTATGGGTACAAATAGCCTCTGCGCTTGTAAATGGGTTGACAGAGAAATCTATTGACCTGTCGTCAGATGAAATCGACATTACTACACAGGATAGCGGTAAAGATAAGGAATTTCTTTCCGGCCAGCGATCTGGTGTTTTGACATTCGGTTTTAAAGACGATGCTTCGGATACTTATGCTTATAATCAATTATTTGACGCATGGAAGGCAGGATCATCGGTTGCTTTTGCTTATGGCAATGGCATTAAAACTACCGGTGGGAGGGTATTAAGCGGCAATGCTATAATAACGGGTCTTACGCATTCGGCGCCTATGAATGGTGAAGTATCTTGTACCTGCACGCTAAGAACCACAGGAGCAATAACTCGTGCAACATCAACAACCACCGTGGCATGATAGTAAAAAAGAAAATTAACGGTAAAGAATATGGCTTTAAATTCACTGATCTTACGGTCATTGAATATTGTCGCCAGCGAGGGATAGATTTCTCTGATCTATTTGAGGATGAGAGTAAGAATATACTCTTATCTAATAATATGATGTTCAGGTGTGCCGTATGGAATTACAATGAAGGTAAAGACATGCCTTCTGAGTTTGAAATGGACAATCTTATAAATGACATGCCACAGGAGGATTACGATGAAATATACAATGCTTATTTCCAATCTATGAATTCTATGGCTATGCGATTAAAAAGAGGTGCCGATATTACTTCAAAAAAAAAATAACCATTGACGACATTTATTCACGTGCTTACGAGATCGGATTAACACAACGCGAATTTGAAGATATGGAATTCAGGGAATTCATAGATCGTGATGAGGTTTACCAAAGAAAATGGGAAAATCAATGGAGGCATACACGATTAATAGTTGGAGCATTAACACATTCTGATCCGAGAGAGATAATACGACTGCCAGGTGATTATGACAATATACCCAAATTGATGTCACAGGAGGAGAGTAAAAAGTTATTAAGCATGCACGGAATAGATAAATTGCTTATGAGTCTTTCAAAAAGAGGGAGTTGCTAAATGGCAAATGCAAAACCATTATATACTGAGGTAAGAGCTAAAACTGACAGATTAAGAGGCGATCTTAAAGGCGCAGAGAAGGAATTTAACAGTTTTAGTAAAGCAATCACAAAGTTAGGTGGTGTTATTGCCGGTGTGTTTGCCGTTCATAAGATAGTTTCTTTTGCTAAAGAGACTTCAAAATTAGCAGCAGAGACAGAAGGCGTTCAAAAAGCCTTTAAAAGAATAGCCGATGTTAATACATTAAATGAATTACGGGATGCTACAAGGGGGACTGTCAGCGATCTCGAATTAATGAAGGCTGCTGTACAAGCTAATAATTTTGAAATTCCACTAAGCCAAATGGGTAAACTATTGGAGTTTGCCCATCAAAGAGCTAAAGACACAGGGCAAAGCGTTGATTTTTTAGTTAATTCAATTGTAATGGGTATCGGGCGTAAGTCACCTTTGATACTTGATAATTTAGGAATAAGTGCCGTTAAATTAAGATCAGAATTAAAGGGCCTCGGTACCGAAACGGCATCTACAATGGATATTGCTGCTGCGGTTGCAAAGATAGCAGCAGAAGAAATGAAAAAGGTATCCGATACAACTCTTACCTCCGCTGAAAGACAGGCGCAATTAAATGCTCAATGGGAAAATACTAAAATAAGTGTCGGTGATTCTGTAAATATACTAAGGAATGCTCTAATACCTGTTCTTACTAAGGCTGCTGAATATGCTGGTAAGTTAGCGGAAGGACTGGGGTATATTTTTTCTTATGGCGTCAAAGGAGCCAGGCAGTATGTTGTAGCACAAAGAGACGCCGAGGATGAATTGAAATTATTTACAATGGCGGCAGAAAGACATGGACTTGCTACCAAGGATATGTCTGCTCAACAAATTGCTATTAATAAATTACTAAGTATTTATGAAGGAAATCTATCGAGATTAACTGATCAGGAAAGTAATGAGGCTGATATATTGAATTTTAAGATTCAATACATGAAACAGCTTATTGCCGATCAGGATGCTTATAATAAAAGTTTATCTCAAACTAATGAATTAGTTGAAAAAATTCCTATCCCTGAAATACCTGCTATTGTCGAACCTGACATGGAATTTCCTGATATTAAAGAATGGAATCCAAACGAGTTAATGTTCGATGAAGCAGGAGCAAAAGAACTAGAAAAATATTCTGAAGGAATAGATAAAATCGGGCAAAGTTTACAAGAAATTAAACTAATTTCAAATGATACATCCATGTCATTTGAAGGTCTAGGGCAAAATATTGCTCAGATATGGGCAGATGGTATTAGTGGCGCTGAGAATTTTGCTGATGCAGTCAGGGAATCTATTAAGTCAACAATTAAAGCACTTATTGCTGAAGGGCTAACAGCCTTGATTGCCAATGTATTTAAAACAATACCATTTCCAGCATCTATTCCTGTGGCTATTGCAGCAGGGGCAGCAGGCGGGGCATTAATGTGGGGAGTATCAAAGTTTGAGCGTGGCGGTGTTGTTGGTGGCTCTGGATTTACCGGTGATAAACAATTAATAAGAGCCAACAGTGGTGAAATGATACTTAATCAACGACAACAAGCTAATTTATTGTCAATAGCATCAGGCAGTGGCGGTGGATTGCCGAAACAAATAATATTAAAAGCACAAGGCCCGGATTTAGTGGGCGTCCTTGATACGACAAATAAATATTATTCTAGAACCAGATAATGGCATACGGAACAAAATATAGCATGACGTTTTACGATTATTTCAATCGATCGTGTGCCCTTTCTATTTTAAAAAAGGATTATACAGGTTCAAGCACAACTTTAATAGGTACAAATGATGCCGTTTTAATTAAAATGGAATCTGAAGATAACGGTGTGTTTTCGCAAATCAGAGGATTGGTGTGTGAGATTAATTTACAAGCAACATCTCTAACTCAATACGATGAATTTTTTACTGCCGATCAAAAAGAATATAAAATACAACTTTCTATTGCCGGGAGTAATTATTTCACAGGCTATTTAGAACCGTGTATTTGCAGTAAAGAAATACAACTACTTCATAAGATAACATTGAATGCGGTTTGTGGTCTTGGATGGCTGAGAGATATTAACTTTTTCACAGAGGCACAGATGACATCTGCCGGTTCAACAAAAATCAGTCTTTATGCAGCTATAAGAAAATGCCTTGCAAATATTGAAACAGGACCAATAATTTATGATGGCTCGGACATCTATCGTAAAGCAAATGGATCTACAGAAAGCATTTTAACAGATGTGTATATTAGTTATTATTCGCTTCGCAAGGATGATGAATCGTGGATTTGCTATGACGTTCTTAAGGGTATTATGAAATTATTGGTTTGTAAGATATTCAGATATGGATATAATTGGTATATCGTTCCTTGTGACTGGTCTGGCGAAACGCTTACATTCAAAATACTTGAAGGATCAACCGGTGCCCAAACAGGTACCAGTGAATTATCAATGATCGATATTATCACGAACAATAGCATTGAGTTAAGCACATTAAATAGGTTTATTAATCAATCTCATAGGCATGATTACAATTCTTCTTACAGGAATATAACTATTAGAACAAAAAGAGCATACAATCCTAATATATTCAGACCTAGTGCTGTAGATTTTACAGAGAATCATGGTGATTCAGGTTCCTGGCATTGGCATTTTACCGAAGAGAAGATACTTGAAATAGTACACGTAAATGCACCATCAAATTACAATGACGATTACCTATCGTATAATTGCGGTTATATTCAATCACATACACTGCATACTCTTAAGATTAAATTTGATGTGTCTGACATAAATCTTTTAGGCTTTAAAATTCAGATATTTTTAAGAAGTGAAGATGGCGCTAATTTTAGATATCTGGATGAGACTGGGCAGTGGAGAGGAGGCGAAAGATATATATATCAAACATCGGAGGGATCATCTAATTCAATTAGCATTACCTCACAGGAATTACCTATTGATGGATATTTAATAGTTCTTTTCAGGATGCAGAGTTTATCATCTGGTATTGCATTCCCGATCTTTGCTAAAATAGATTGCGGGAATTCTGCCATTGAATTATATAGAGTTGAATACGATCCTCCTGTCGATGAATATGAATATACAGCAGAGGGAAATGAAAATTCATATTTTATACCGGAAGATTATGAGCTAAACTGGTCGGAATCTCCTTATGAGCCAAATGCAAATCTTATTTATGATAATCTTTTATATTATAAATCCGGGGATGATTATCTACCTATAAGAAGTGGGGGTGGGTATGGATTATCCTGGGCAACAACAAAATCAGGATTTGAGAATAATTATCTTGCCGTGTTAATAGCGCAGAGAATATTATCTATCTATCAAAGAATGACAGTTAAACTATCAGGTGCAATACTCTGTCATTTTGATGGACTTACACATATACAAGAAACAATTAATTATATCACGAGATTATATACAATACTTTCATCTGAATATAACGTGCGAGAATCTGTCTGGAATATTATCGCTTATGAAGTTAAAGCATATTCTTCCGGTGAACTTGAAGGCGAGGATGTTGAAGGTATTGAACTTGAAGAAAGTACAGACATACTCGAATCCGAAGAGGGTTACATAATGGAACAGGAGGAAGCAACATGAAAAAGATAATCTTTTTATT